ACAAATGGAAAGTAGAAGGTAGAAACTTTACTACAGCCCCGGGAGTCTACATTAATAGGGCTAACCAGTTTCCAAAGACTGCAAGAAAGGCAAATAGGCAGTTTAATCATTGGGGTCTTACAATGAGTCCTCGAGAATTAGCTAAAATACAAGGAGTACCCGACACATTCAAGATATACATAGGCCTTGACCCCCTACATTCAACCTATTGGATTAATAAGGGTAGAACTTCAGTAACTAAATGTCCCCCGTACGAAATGGGGGCCTGGATTAAACGTAAATGTAAAAAATTATGGCGAACAGAATTTCAATAAATACCCTTACTATGATTATATTAGGGGTTTTAATAATCCTATTGCTGCTCGATAGGTGTAATGATAGGAAAGTCCTATCTAATTTATCAGACAAGATGGAATCAATATCCATCAATGTTCCTGAGGTAATATTTAAACGTAATTCAGTTGACTCCAGCATCGTTGCTATCCAAAAACAAATAATCTTAAACAATCAAGAAGGAAACGCACTAGGGCTTACTAATTTAAAGACTGAATTGGGGGAGTTAAAGAAGATAACGAACAGAATAGCCCTCAGAACAGAGTATTTGATAAGTAATGTAGAGAAACCCTATGAACCAGGAACCGTTATTACAGAGCTACCTGATGGCAAATACTTAAAATTACCCTATTCTACCTCCTTTGGGGACTCCTTATATTCGGTTGGATTTACTCAAACCCTGAATGGACCCCGGTTAGATAGCTTAAGAATATGGGATAAGACCCATATAACCCTAGGAACTTTAAAAAAGGGCTTCTTTAAAAGAAGTGAACCAACCCTCTTATTCGAGAACCAGAATAAATATATAACCGGGATTGGATTAACAAATTATACCATTAAGTATAAGCCTGCATGGTATGAAACAAGATTATTCAACATGGCTGCAGGAGCCTTTCTTTTATTCGGAGCACAACAAATAACTAAACCATGAAATCAAAATTCAGCATCACTAAGAAATACCTTACTAATGGGCAATACCTAACGGAAAGGTTTGAAAAGACCATGATATTTCTTCATTTTACCGCAGGAGGTAGTAAAGAGAGTTCTTGGGAATGGTGGAACTCAACACCTGAGAGAATTGGAACAGCTTACCTAGTGGGTAGAGATGGTAATACACTTGAAGCATTTGACCCAAGAATGTGGGCATCTCATTTAGGAGTTAAGGGTAGAAATCAATTGGATAAAAATAGTATAGGTATAGAACTATCTAATTGGGGGCCCTTGAAACAAGTCAATGGAAAGTATTTTGCATACCCGGGGAATTATAGTAGAACTGAAATACCTATCGAAAAGGTTCAGATTTATGATAAACCTTGGAGAGGCTTTACTGCTTATGAAAAATTTACCGAAAATCAGATTCGGGGTTTGGTTGACTTAATTGTGCATTTGAAAACCGGAGCATTTCCTAATCTTTCAACCAAGGTTCAAGATGGTTTTGAAAACTATAATGGGCTCTTGGTATCAAAGAACATGAAGGGAATATGGAGCCATTCATCGGTAAGGAAAGATAAGATGGATATACACCCTCAACCTAATCTACTAGAAGCCCTTAATACTCTTTCTTTAATACTATAGTAAATATACCCCAATAATAGGATATGCTATTATATCTTTAGATATATAATAGCTATCCATATTAGTTAATACCTAATACGCGTGCGAGAGGATGGCTAAAAATAAGAAATCAGATTTATATAACCGGGTTCTAACGGCAGAGGAGTTTGCGACTTTACAAAAAGTACAACAGAGCCCTCTTACGTTTTCCCAGTTTATAAAGGTAATACATCCAAAGAAGGGTAAAATACCCTTCAATTTGTTCCCTTACCAGAGGGCTGTCTTATATGCCTTCTTGATGTTCCGGTTTAATATCATCCTCAAATTTCGACAGGCAGGTATTACAGAACTAATATCCCTTTATTGCCTGTGGTTGGCTATGTACCACCCTTTTAAGAATATCGTAATCATATCCATCAAGGATAGGGTAGCCAAGAAGGTACTAAGGAAGATTAAGTTCATGTATAATAACTTACCTGATTACCTCAAAACACCGGTAATTAATGGCAAGGGCGATGACATAGGAACTTCTACCGAAATGGAATTTGCTAATGGTTCACTAATTACCTCTATTCCTACCACAGAAGAAGCAGGTCGTTCAGAGGCAGTATCATTACTTATTATTGATGAGGCTGCGGTAGTTAGATGGATATCCAAGATTTGGGCTGCTGCTTTTCCAACCCTATCTACCGGAGGGGCTGCAATCGTAAACTCTACTCCTTATGGTATGGGTAACTGGTATCATCAAACTTGGGTAGATGCCTGCACCGCAGCAAACAGCGTATTCAACCCAATACGCTTAAAATGGCAAATGCACCCGGAACGTGACCAACTCTGGTACGATGAAACCCGACAAGCACTTGGACCCCGAAAGACGGCCCAGGAAATTGATGGTGACTTTCTCCAGTCAGGTAACACGGTATTTGATATGGATGATATCAAAGCAATTGAAGATTGCATACTAGGAGAAGAGGATTACAAGCCTATATTGATGTATAAACCTCAGATGGGTTCTGGTTATATCAGAATATACCGATATGCGCTTGAAGATGAAAAATGCTTCATAGGTGCAGATATTGCCACAGGAAGAGGTGATGACTACTCAGCCTTCTCTATAATGAATGCTGCAGGTGAAGAATTAGCCTCCTACAAAGGCAAAATAGGGTTATTCCAATATGCGGCATTATTGGGAGAAATGGGTAAGACTTTTAATATGGCTACCATTGCACCCGAAGGAAATGATATTGGAGCAGCAGTAGTAGAGAAGCTCCAAGAACAAGGCTACCCCAATCTATACTATTCAACCCAAATCATTAAAAAGAAGGGTGAGAAAAAACCTAAGCAAAGTGAAGTTCCCGGCTGGTATACTACTACTGCTACTAGGCCTGTGATGATTAATGAATTGGAAGATGATGTAAGGAATGATACCGTTGAAATCAAAGACCCCGAGTTTGTAAGAGAAGCCTATACGTTCATATATGACTCTAATAATAAACCGACAGCATTAGGAAGAAACTCCGCTAGGGATGATGAGGACACGCTAGATTCTGTAATTTTCAACGACGATTCAATAATAGCCAAAGCTATAACGAATAGAGTAAGAAAAACCAGGGTAAAGAACCCTTTAATTTTACCAAGATAATGATTGATAACCGAAGTTTATGGGACCGAATTTGGAATACCCCCTCCAAAGAAATCCCCCAAAAAGAAACCCTGAGAGAAGTACAGGAGCTAATTGAACCCAAGTCCACAAAACAAATCTTACCCCCGGGTATGCCTATTCGGCAGGTATCAGAATCATCATCTTCGGGTAATGCTTATTACAACCTAACCACTTTAAAGGGTAGTGTTAACTATATAAACCCCACTTTTAATAGGGAGTTAATACCTGTAATAAGGAAACTGGGCCAGCATCATCCCGATATATCTCAAGGAATCTCAACCTTAGTCCAACTGTGTAATACAGGCTATAAAATCCGCTTTGACCCCCGTGTAAAAGCGCAGGATATAGATAAGATGAGAGCCCACTTAGATAGAAAGCTACTCGAATGGGGTGCAGACTTAGGAGGCGACAATGGCTTAATTAATCGTGTATTCCGTCAGATATTTATTGCAGGTACGATAGCAGGAGAATGGGTGCCTAAGAAAGATTTAACAACCCTTACTAAATGCGCACTCATTAAACCCGAGCAAATTTATTATGCCTATGACAAACTCCTAGAAGAATGGATGCCCTACCAACAATCTACAAGAATAGGGCTTAATAGCCAGACAACAACTATTGAAGGTTTAATACCCTTGAATAAAAGAACCTTCCGTTACGTATCTTTAATGGGTGATGATGATTTACCTTATGGTATACCTCCAATGCTTGCAGCCCTCGATAGCTTAACGGTTCAAAAAGATATGATTGATAACCTCCGGCATATCGTTAAGCAATTGGGAATCATAGGATTTATGCAGGCCCTGCTAGACAAACCTGACAAATTAGCAAGTGAATCAGAAGCAGTCTATAAATCCCGAATGGAGGCACTATTGACAGAAGCTGCTACTCGATTACAAGTAACCCTCAAAGATGGTATATCAGTAGGCTTTAAGGATGATGTAGAATTTGAATTTCACACCCCTACAAAATCGTCTGCTGGAGCCGATGACTTATATATTCAGAATGACTTGCGAGTATTTGCGGGTATGAAGATGGACTCATCAATGATGGGTAGAAGCTATGGAACCTCAGAGGGTCAGATAGTGGTAGTATTCAACAAGTTGCTATCGGAACTAAAAAATGCCCAAAATTGTGCTCGAATCTTTTTTGAATATGGGTTTAAATTAGAACTTGTAATGGCAGGCTTTAAATTTGAAACCCTCGAGTTAGTTTGGAACTCCTCTACGTTATCAGATGACCTCAAATTACAACAAGGCCAGGAGATAAAAATAAGGAACATTATAGCCAAGTTCAATCAGGGTATAATAGATAATGACCAGGCGGCCGACGAGCTTGGTTATGAAGAACCTAACAAGAAGGAGCCTAGAATAATGACTGACCCTGCCGCAGGTGCCCAAAAGAAACAGAAGAGAGAGGGCGATAAAAACAAATCAGACCGTGCAGTTCGTAAAAAGAACCGACCGGGAGATAAATCACAAAAAAGTAAAGGCACAAAAAATAATTAACCCATGAAAGAATATCTTGACACTATTACCCTGGGCTTAGAAAGAAATCTAATTCTATGCTCAGGCCTAGGAGAAGAGGGTAAGCTTTTCCCTCTTAAAGCCCTAAACGATTCAATGATAGAGGCTAAGAAATCAACTGCTTCTTTTGGCCTATTCGATAGTGCAACCCCCAATTTTTCGGGCTACTATCCTGAGGTAACTAAGCAGGACTTAGACCCCGACAAAGACAAAGAGGGTTTTGTATACCCCGTATTTAGAGCCCTATCCCAAGTAACTGTACGTAAGGATTACGACCCAGTTGACTTTTCTGATATGGAGGTTCTGAAAAATTCCTTACCGATGATTCTTGGGTTAGCAATTTATCCTAACCATGAAATGGGTATAGGCAATGAATTAGGAGTTATTGTCGGTGCAGAATACCAAGAAGAATATACAACAGAAGATGGTATTAAAGTACCTGGAGGTCTGAATGTAAGAATAAAACTGGATGGAAAGTCTAACCCCCATGTTGCAAGGGCTGTAATGATGAACCCACCCTCTATACATTCTTCATCCGTAACGGTTGAATTTGCATGGAGGCAATCACATTTAGATATGCCCTTTGAAGAGTTTAGAAATAAAGTAGGTACACGCGATGACAAAGGAGAGTTAATTCGTAGAGTTGCCACTAAAATCAGAAGGTACTATGAAATGTCTTTCGTACCACATGGAGCAGACCCTTTTGCTCAACGCCTAGATAAAGATGGTAAGATAGTAAACCCTTTAATGGCCCAAAACCGGGATTCATTCTCGGAGCAATTTAATAAAGGGGGGTACTATAATTACTCCTTTAAGGACCCAATCGTAGAATCATTAACAGAAACCCCAATAATAAATAAACCAATACTAAACACCATGAAAGAAAAATGGATGGCCCTTGCGGCCCTGATGGCAATTGCCTCTTTTGAAACTTTATCCGAAGTAGATTTAGAAGCCCAGGTAAGACAGAAGATGAGCGAAGCAAAAACAGGCTTGGCTGATTCGATTCTTTTTAAAGCTCAATTAGTAGAAAAAGATGCTGCATTAGCAACCCTAAAAGAGGTAGCTGATAAAGTGACTACTCTTGAAGCTCAAGCATTAGAATTGAAGGCATTTGAAGATGAGATACGCGGAGAAGCTATCCGTTGCTACAAGCTAGCCGAAGGAGATAAATTCAAGCCGGAAACAGTTAAACTTCTTGAAGAGTCTAAATACACAACTCTGAAAGTTCTTGCAGAACCTTTCACGAAAGCTGCAATAGAGGCTTTCACAGGTAAGTGTAACAAATGTGGCTCAAAAGAAATCACTCTTCAAAATAGTGAATCCGGAGATGGTAATGATACACCTGTAACCAAGACCGATATAGAAATTCGCGATAGTTTCTCTGATACCCCCGGTAACAAAGACTTCTTATCTGAGAGCTGGGCATAAGTTGCCTGATTACAACACCCTATTTTGAATAAGTAACGAATTTTAAAACCTTAATCTTGAAACTATTATGCCAGAATCTTTAGGCTCGGAGACCAAAACACTTTTGATAAAAAGTGAGTCTCACAAAATGGCCCATGAATTTACTGCTCTTGCGGCTCTGAAAAAGACCCAATTAGTAAAGTTGAATACTGCAGGTCAAATCGTCGCTCTTGCGGCAGATAACTCAGAACATTTACATATCGGGTATGTTATCCATGATGTAGCAGCCGGTAAAAAGGGAACCGTAGTAATGAGGGGTTATTCCATCATAAAAGGTATTTCTACTGGGAATAATGCAGGCCCAGTTATGTACAAGGGCTTCGACGCTGTCGAGAACTTAAACTCCTATGCAACTGCAACTTCACAAGATGTATGTGTAGGATGGGCTCTAGAAACAGCCATTGCGGATGAAGAAATCTTTGTTGTTATCAAAGACTAATCAGAACCCAAAAAACCTATAAATAAT